CAGGCTGCCAGCAAGCAGGTGAAGACCCTGAACCGCGATGAGCTGAAGCGCTACGTGCGTTTCGTCGGCACCATCGCCTCCAGCGGCACCACCACCTACTCCGTCAACGGCTACGGCCTGAAGAAGTACGGCTGATGGCGTTCACCGAGGATCTAAACGGGTTCCTCGACGACTTCGGCGTCAGCTGCACGGCTGGCGCCGTTTCGGCGTTGGGCATCCTCGACATGCCGAGCCAGATCATCTCTGGCGACATGGTGCTGAGCACTGACTACACGCTGACCGCGCGTGCGGCCGATTTCGGCGGCCTGTTCTACGGCGATGCGATCACCGTCGATGGCACGGCCTATCAGGTGCGCGAGGTGCGCAAGCTGGACGATGGCGCGTTCGTTGAGATCGGCCTGACCAAGCTCGCGGCCGGAGAGGTGGCACCCGGCGGCCAGCCCAACAACAAACAGGAGTTTGGACTGGCGGATCTCGCCGATGTGGAGATCGCCAACGCGCAATCCGGCGATGTGCTGATCAACAACGGCACCGCATGGGTGGACGCTGCCAACATCGATGAGGGTGCCTACTGATGGCCAGCAAGCGCGAGTCGATCCTGGCTGCAGTCCGCACAGCGTTGACGGGCACCACGGGTGTTTCCAACCGGATCTACCGCAGCCGCGTGGAGCCGGTGAGCCGTGCGGAAAGTCCGGCGCTGGTGGTGGAGCCGCTCAGCGACACAGCGGCGCAGAACACGGCGCTGCCGACCCTCGACTGGTCGATGATCGTGCGCATCACCGTGATCGTTCGCGGTGTGGTGCCTGATCAGCTCGCCGATCCGATCATCCAGAGTCTGCACAGTCGGCTGATGGCTGACCTGACGCTCGGCGGCTACGCGATCGATGTGCAGCCGATCGGTGTGACCTTTAACTTCACAGAAGCGGACGGCGCAGCTGGAGAAATCCAGTGCGACTATCGTGTGATGTATCGAACCTCCGTCACAAATCTGGCGAGCTGATCATGGCTACGATGGTCGATGAATACTGGGGTCAAGGCGGGACATACCTGCTGGACTCCAAAACCGGCAAACGGAAGCTCATTGAGCGGACAGAGCCGGCCAATTCCTCCGAACCCCCCGAAGAGGTAACGAGCAATGCCGCTCCTGAGCCGCAAGCGCCTGATCCTGGCGAAGACTGAGACCACCTACGGGACTGATCCCACCCCGACCGGTGCGGCGAACGCCATCCTGGTGCGGAACCTCGAGATCACCCCGCTGCAGGCTGATACCGTTACCCGCGACCTGATCCGGCCGTATCTGGGCAACAGCGATCAGCTGCTGGCGCAGACCCGCGTTGAGGTGACCTTTGAGGTGGAACTGGCCGGCTCCGGCACCGCCGGCACTGCGCCCGCCTACGGCCCGGTGCTGAAGGCCTGCGGCCTCTCCGAGACCGTTGCCGCTAGCACCAGCGTCACCTACGCGCCGGTGAGCGCGAGCTTCAGCTCGGTGACGATCTACTTCCACAACGACGGCATCCGCCACAAGGTGACCGGCTGCCGCGGCACCTTTGAGCTCAACGCCGAGGTGGGGCAGATCCCGGTGATCTCCTTCACCATGACGGGCATCTACAACGCGCCCACCGATGAGGCGCTGCCCAGCCCCACCTATGCCAACCAGTCGGCACCGCTGATCTTCAAGAACGGCAACACCTCCAACTTCTCCATCTTCAGCTACAGCGGCTGCCTGCAGTCCCTGAGCTTCCAGATGGCGAACGAGGTGGTCTACCGCGAGCTGGTGGGCTGCACGAAGGAATCGCTGATCGTGAACCGCGCACCGGCTGGTGATGTGGTGATCGAGGCGCCCAGCATCGCCACGAAAGACTTTTTCGCGATCGCGACGGGCTCGAGCACTGGCTCGATCAGCTTCCAGCACGGCGGCACGGCCGGCAACATCGTGACCTTCACGACGGCTCAGTCCGACATTGCCAACCCCAGCTACTCTGACCAGGACGGCATCCAGATGCTGAACCTGCCCTACGTTGCGGTGCCCACCAGCGCCGGCAACGATGAGCTGAGCCTGGTCTACACCTGATCCACGGAGCTACTGCATGGCATTTGTTCTCGCTCAGACTGAGAGCTACAGCTGGCCGGTCACTGTCGAATTTCCGATCGATGGTGGCCGGTTCGAGAAACAATCCTTCGATGCAGTCTTCAAGCGGCTGCCACAGCAGCGCATCCGCGAGATCTGGGACCTGATCCAGGCCGGCGATCTCAACGATGACGAGCTGTGCGCCGAGGTGCTGACCGGCTGGAAGGGCATCCAAGACGCCAAGGGTGAGGAGGTGCGCTTCAGCGAGAAGGCCAAGGCCGACCTGCTGAACGTGCCTCTGGTCGCCGCGGCCGTGGTGACGGCATGGCTCGAGAGCCTGGCGAAGGGCAAACGAAAAAACTGACCGAGGCCGCCGAGCACTGGGCCGGCGGCGGCGTCGTTGATGAGTCACAGGATGATGCAGCTGCGTTCGGGCTCGAACTGCCCGAACAGGCGTCATCCGAAGACTTTGAGGTATGGCCTGAGAACTGGGATGCGGTGCTGATGTTCCTGCGCATCTCAACGCAGTGGCGCACATCGATGCGCGGGCCGATCGGGCTCGATTACGGCGCTCTGGAGTGGCTCTTTAGACTGTACGAAGTGACGGAGCCGCGCTCCCTCCTGGAGGATCTGCAGGTCATGGAAGGCGCGGCACTGACAGCGATGGCAAAGGAGGGTTGATCGATGGCGATGACCCTCGACACGGCGATCAAGTTCACCGCCAAGCTGGAAGGGCAGGGGCTTGACCAGCTGAAGCGCGGCCTGCAGGGCATGGCGCAGCAGGCCAACCGCTCGAGCAAGGATCTCGATCGGCTCTACGCAGCGAACAAGAAGCTGGCGCAGGCGGCTGGGCAGTCGATCAACTCCCTAAACCGTCAGGTGACGGTGCTCACCAACCTGCGCAATGAAGCGGCGCTCGGCAGCCGGCAGTTCAAGTTTTACAGCGCGGAGCTGGAGAAGCTGCAGCGGCAGCAGGCGCGGATCGACAGCGCTGGTTCTGCGCAGGGAGGCTTTCTTGGCGCGCTGGGCGGTATCCGAGGAGGCCTAGCGGGCGTTGCTGCTCTAGTCGGTACTGCCGGGCTTTCGCAGATCGCCGGAGGCATTGCGACCGCATCGATGGAGGCAGAGAACGCCACGGTGCGGCTGAAAGCACTCACCAGCACTTACGGCGAATACAACCAAGCGCAGCAGATCGCTGCGAAGATCGCAAGCACGCTTCGGATCACCAACACTGAGGCCACCGACAGCTTCTCCAAGCTCTACGCCGGTCTGAGGCCTACAGGCGTGGGACTGAAGGAGCTTGAGCAGATCTTCGTTGGTTTCAACGTTGCGGCGCGTGTGAGCGGCGCCACGGCAGAAGAAACGCGCAACGCAATGATCCAGCTAAAGCAATCGCTGGTTTCTGGCGTTGCTCAGGGCGATGAGCTGCGTTCGATCCTTGAGCAGGCGCCTGCGCTCGGCCAAGCGGTGGCCGATCAACTGAGCAAGCTGGGCACGTTCGGCAAGGTGACTCGCAGCCAGCTGAAAGAGCTGGGATCCGAGGGCAAGATCACCACTGATGTGTTGATTGAGGCGCTGAAGCAGCTGGGCGACACGGAGCTGCCAAAGCTTGAGGCGTCGTTCAACACGGGATCGCAGGCCGTCACCGATCTGCAGAACGCCGTCAACAAGCTGCAGGTGGCGCTGGGCAATGCTTTCGGACCGATCGCGCTCGATCTGATCAGGGGCTTCACGACGCTGGTGAACGGGGCTGCTGACGCGATGGAGCGGTTCAACACCAGCCGCATGGATCGTGGCCAGCAGATTGCCACCAACGAGCAGGCGTTCAGGAACGCTGCCAAGAAGATTTACGGCGACGAGACGATGGGAGGCTTGATCAGCTTCCTGAACTCGGAATTTCGTGCGCAGTACGAACAGGAGCGCCAGCGGTTGATTGCTGGCGCTCAGAAAGGTCCGGCGCTGCCTGAAGGCTCAGGCGACACGCGCGAGGCACGCGAAGCCGCAGCGGCAGAGCGCGAGGCAACACGGGCCGCAGCGCGCAAGAAGGCGCTGGAAGACGAGCTGAAGATCCGCCAGGACGCAGAGGAGAAGCTGGCGGATGCGGCGCAGCGCAACGCCGAGCAGATCGCCGACTTCCAGCGCGAGACGATCAAGCGGGCAATGGAGCTCGAGCGTGATCTCGCCGATGAGCGGCTGAAGATCGAGCGGCAGATCGCCGACACGCGCACCAAGCTGCAGCAGACGCTGGAGGATCGCGCGCTCGAGGCCGAGCGGCAGCGACTGGCAGCTGCTGGGCTCTCCACCGAGGGCATCGAGACCGCCAAGGAGGTGAAGGAAATCTTCCGCCGCTATGACGAGCAGCGGATTGAGAACGAGCGCGGCGCCGTCGATGCGCAGACCGATCTGCAGCGTCGGCTGGAGGAGTTCAAGATCAGCGTGGCCGAGGGCATCGGCAAGCTGCAGGAGGCCTACGCGCGCCAGGTGAGCACGATCCTGCAGGACGCAGGCGAGAAGCTGGCCGAGAAGATGAAGACCGGAGCTGCCGAGGCTGCTGCCACGCTCGGCGGCGCAGGTGGTGCTGGTGGTGCGCTAGGGCCGAACCGGCTGATCCCCGGATCTGTCGGCCGCGGCCAGCTGAACGCCGGCCAGCTGAAGGCGCTCGCGCTGGCAGCCGGCTTCAACGACCGCGATGCGTCGATCATGGCGGCCATCGCCATGGCCGAATCTGGCGGGCGCAGCAACGCGCACAACAACAACGCAGCCACCGGAGACAACAGCTACGGCCTGTGGCAGGTCAACATGCTCGGACGCATGGGACCGCAGCGGCGGCAGGCGTTCGGCATCGGCAGCAATGAGGCGCTGTTCGATCCGGCGGTGAACGCCAGCGCCGCGCGCAAGGTATTCGAGAGCCAGGGCTTCGGCGCGTGGTCGGTGTTCAAGTCCGGCGCCTACAGGCAGTTCCTGCCGCAGGCCATGCGTGCCAGCGCCACTCCGATGGCGCCTGCGCTGCCGCCGGCAACCGCCCCGGCGATGGCTGGCGTGACGCAGGCCGGTGCCAACCTCAGCGCCGCGCAGGGTGCGCTCAGCAAACAGCAGCAACTGGCAAACGAGCAGCAGACCATCGCGGCGCTGGAGCAGAAGTACGGCGCGATCACCGATGCGCTCAGCCGCCAGCAGGAAGCGGCCAGCAACAAGCTGCGCGATGAGGTGCGCTACTTCGAGCTGCTGAAGCAGGGCATCAGCCCCGAGATCGCCAAGCAGCGGGTGGAGCTGGAGGCAACGGCCGCGATCGAGCAGGAGAAGCTGCTGGCGATGGAGGCCGAGCTGCAGGCGAAGATCGCCACGCTGCCGGTGGACAGCGCGCTGCGCCAGGAGCTCGAGAAGCAGGTGCAGGCGATCAAGGACCGGCTGAACCTGCAGGGGCAGCTGGTGAACAAGACGCTCGAGCTGGCGGATGCCGAGAGGCAAGCCCGCGAGGAGCGCGAGAAGAGTGAGCAGCGCGCCGCTGAGATCAAGGAGCTCTACAGCAACATCAAGGGCACGATCGCGGAGGGCATCATCGGCGGTATCGAGGCCACCATCGAGGCGGCGATGACCGGCGCCGAAGACCTTGAGGATCAGCTGAAGCAGATCGCAGCCGGCGTGCTGAAGCAGATCGGCAGCGCGCTGCTGCGCTTCGGCCTCAACTCGCTGTTCCCCGGCTTTGGCTTCGCCAACGGCGGCATCATGACCTCCAGCGGACCTGCACCGCTGAAGAAGTATTCCCAAGGCGGCATTGCCAACCGGCCGCAGCTGGCGCTCTACGGCGAAGGCAGTAAGCCCGAGGCCTACGTGCCGCTGCCTGATGGGCGCCGCATCCCTGTGGCGCTGCAGGGGCAGGACAAGATGCGCGAGGCTATGGGTGCAGGGCCGACGCAGGGCATGGGCGCCCCGGTGCTGAACATGAGCTTCCAGAGCACCAACATCGGCGGCGTCGAATACGTCAGCCGCGATCAGCTGGAGGCTGCCATGGCCGAAACCCGGCGCGCTGCATCCCGCGACGGTGCAAAGCGTGGGATGACCATGACGCTCGATAAACTGCAGCAGAGCCCGTCCACCCGAACCCGTGTGGGGCTGCGCTGATGGCTGAGCAGTTCCCCCGGATCAAGCCGACCACCCGAGCCTTCAAGCTCGGTACCTTCCCGGTGAAGACCTACCGGGCACTGTCGGGTGCGACCGTGAAACGCGCCTTCGGCAGCCGCCCCAGCGGATTTGAGCTGCAGCTCGGTTTCGACAACATCCCGGACGCCACCACTGAGCAGCTGCTGGCGCACTACAACGGATCCAGCGGTGGCTTCGATCGCTTTACCCTGCCGGCTGACCTGTTCGCCGGCATGACCACCACGCTGCGCGGCTACATCCAGGCACCGACCAGCATCCGCTGGGAGTATGCCGGGCCGCCCGAGGTGCAGTCGGTCTACACCGGCCGCAGCCGCGTCTCGATCACCCTCATCGGAGAGCTCGACTTCTGATGGCCGAGATCCGCATCTGCCAGTTCTTCAAGCTGCAGACGACCGATGGCGTCACGCACCGCTACCAGAACTACTTCGTGGCGCAGACCGCCATCCTGCAGAGCGAGAGCTACTTCTTCGCGCCATTTCGCGCTGAGGGTGCGCTGGCCACGCTGAACGGCGAGAACGCGCAGCTGCAGGTGCTGTTCCCCCATGTGGACTTCGCGCTGGTGCTGGTGGAGAGCGGCAACGGCAACCGGCTGAGCGAGCTGACGCTCACCACCGCTTGGCTGAACGCTGCCGGCACGATCACCAACACCGCCACCGACTACTACATCGGCCTCGGCGCCAGCTTCAGCGAGACCACCATCGAGCTGCGCTTCCGCTCAGCGATCGACAGCGTTGGCTCCAGCTTTCCCGGCCGCAGCTTCACCCGCGACATGGTGGGACCGCTGCCGCTCAACTCGGAGCTCTACCTGCGATGAATGACCTGGTGGGTCTCGGCTACGGCTGGGGACACCGGCCGGGCGATGGCAGCGGGCTCACCGACTGCTTCCAGCTGGCGTGCGAAGTGCGCGACCGGCTGGGGCTCACCAGCTACCGCGAGCGTTTCGAGTGGGTCTACCGCGACTGGAGCGAGGAGACGTTCCCGCGCTCGATGATCGTGCGCTGGGTGCTTGAGCACGGCAGCCCGCTGAAGCGCCCGCAGCGCGGCGCGGTGGCATTGCTGCCGGCCGCTGGTGGCACTGCACTCGGCACCTGCCTTGGCCGGGCGCTGCTGTTCATCGGGCCGGGGCAGAATGTCGTACAGGCGCCGCTGCCTGATGGCGTGGCGCGCTACTTCTGGATGGATCGATGACGCGCAAGCTGCTGCCCTACGAGCACGAGCTCATCCAGATCCTGAAGGTCTCCGAAGAGGAGTATCTGGAGTTTCTGGCGGTGCAGCACGACTTCACGCGATCGCGTGAGGAGAAGCTGCAGGAACTGCGCGCGGAGCCGATCTCGATCATCCTCGCGGTGGTCGGCATCATCCTGCAGGCTGTCAGCTACCTGCTCGCTCCGAAGCCGGAGATGGAGCAGAAGAACCAGCGGCAGCGCCGTGATCAGGTGTTTGCGCCACGGTTCGGCTTCAACTCACAGCAGGAGTTGGCGAAGTACGGCGACCCGGTGAACCTCGTCTATTGCAACGTGGACGACAACCCGACCGGCGGCGTGCGCGTGGCCAGCTCGCTGGTGTGGTCGGCTGTCCACAGCGAGGGCTCCAGCCAGTTCATGCAGATGCTGGTTGCGATCGGTGCGTCTGAGATCCAGCGCATTGCACCGCCGCGGATTGCGTTCGGTCAGACCCCGATCCGTCAGCTGGCAGCCGGCAAGACCTGGGCGTATTTCGGCGCTAACCGGCCGCTGCAGTTCTCTGATCTGATCCGCGGTGATGAGAGCGACCCGACGCGCATCGGCGAGGCGGCCAGCAGCATCGCCTATCGGCCGACGCTGATCGGCGACAACCATGTGGATGGCTTCAGTCAGGCCTTCTCGCCGAGCACCATGACGCGGTTCGGTGTCTACGCGCCGATCCCGATCAACGTGGTCTACATCGACCGCGATGAGGACGGCGAGGAGAAGGACGCACCGCTCGGTGTCGAGATCGACGGCATGGAGAGCTACTGGCCGCTCAACGTGTTGAATGATGCGCGCCCGGTGGTGCCTGTCGGGCAGCGCATGACGCTGATCTTCCGGCAGATCAGCTCAGGCGGCAGCGACACCGCACGCGCCGCCAAGGAGCTGCGCCGCACGCTGTCCAGCTACATCGACGCGGCAAGCACCTACAAGCTCGGCAGCGCGAAGTTCCGCGTGTCGGCACCGATCAAGAACGTGGAGCTAGAAGACGGCTCTATGCGTGTCTCGATGGAGTGCATCGAGGCTGGCATCTGCCCGGCTGAGGACTACGGCACAGAGGACTTTAAGAAGAACGGCCGCGAAGCACAGCGCGAGATCATCCGGCTGCAGGGCGAACTGAAGGAGCTCAACGATGAGCTGCTGCGCAACGAACCAATCCTCAAGGAAGGCATTGGCGCAAATGTTGCAAACAAGCTGGCCAAGATACGCGAGCTGAAAGATCTGATCAACGATCTAGAAGACAGGAAGTGGACTTCGAGCGAGCTAGATTACATTGCCGACAATGCTGAAAAGTTTGACCCTGTTGTTGTTGACTACGCCGAGCGGGTAGATGGCTTGCGCGAGCAAAGAAAAACACTAGAAAGCCAGATTGAGGATGAACTCGACAAGCCAAGAGCCGACCGTCGCAAAAACAAAATTGAAGATTGGCGCAAACAAAAGCAGGACGTCAACCAAAAGCTCAAGCGTGCGCAGGCAAAGCTGGGTCAGGCCATTCAGCAATACGGCCTAGCCGATGGCGTCATCCCAGGCCGCGGCAAAACCCTCAAGCAAGAGAAGAAGGCGCTCAACTCGCGAGAAGAGCAGCTCAACAAGGAAATTGCTGAGCTCACCGCTGACGCCAACAACCTGAACCTCACGGCAATGGCCGAGCGCGACAACGGCCTGCGCGAACAGATCGCGTCCAAGCAACAGCGGATCGACACGCTGGAGCGTTACCTCGAAAACCCCAACAACTGGAACGACTACTTCAACACCAAGTGTCTGGTAAAGATGGAGGAGGCCGGCTACGAGACCATCACCGAGTGCCGCGTGGTGGATTTCGCGCTGAAGGCCAAGGTGTTCAAGCGCATCCAAGGCCGGGCATCGAAATACGGCGAGGAGAAGGTTGAGCGGTTCCGCGACAGCGACAACGGCACCAAGGTGCGCGCCGCCTTCTTCTGGCTGCGCTACCGCCGCACTGGCAACGAATGGGAACGCCTGCCTTACATCTTTGCCGTGCGCCGCGGTGCCGACGTGGACAACTTCATGTCACTGAAGTTCATCGCGGGCGACAACATCGGCAACTGGCAGTTCCGTTTCGATCCGATCGCTGAGCCTGCCGCTGAGATGCAGTTTCACGGCTTCGCTGATTTCGCCTACATCGAGAACAGCGGCGACGTGAACATCATCCCCGGACCTGCTGGCGGGCAGTTCACCTTCCTAGGCAGCGTCCGCGAACGTCAAGGCCTGAAGCCGCCGATCAACGTCAACCCCTACGAGGTGGATGAGTGGGGGCTGTTCTCCATGCGATCGGACACGCAGACCAGTTTCAGCTTTGAAGGTGGTCCTGAGTTCTCCATTAGCGCTGTCACCGAGCAGCGCATTGAGACCTTCGACAACTACCCCAACCTCTATCGCGGGCTCAGCCTGCTCGGTTTCAACGCCTACAGCGGCCAAGGCATCCAAGACCTGCGCTCGCTGTCGGTGTTCACGCTGGAGGGCAAGAAGCTGCGCCGCCTGCGGGATAACGGCACCTACCCCGCAGAACCTAACGGCTCCAGCAGCTACGCGCCCGACATCTTCCTCGACACCATCCTCGACGGCGAGAACGGCATCGGCCGCTTCGCCAAGATCGGCGGCGTCGATCTGCAGGCGCTGGCACTGGCAAAGCGCTTCTGCCGTCAGAACCAGCTGTTCATGGATGGCGTGATCGCTGAGCAGGTGCCGTGGCGGCAGTTCTGGGCGGACGTGGCGCCGTTCTCACTGCTCGAGCTTGGCCGCGTGGGTGGCCGCGAAACGCTGGTGCCTGCGATCCCCTGCGATGACGACGGCAACATCACCCGGCAGGTGACCATCTCGGCGCTGTTCAACCAAGGCAACATCCTCGAGGACAGCTACCGCGAGGAGTTCCTTGATTTCGGCAGCAGCGTGCAGGACCTGATCGCCTCGGTGATCTACCGCGACACCGAGATCGAAGGCGTGTTCCCGCGCAACCGCAGCGTGGAGGTGAGCCGCGCCGATGCGATTGAGGCCAACAGTGTGCGGCAGACCTTCGACCTCTCGCAGTACGTCACCAACCGCAACCAGGCGATCCTATTCGGCAAGCTGCTCTGCAACCAGCGGCGTCACATCCGCCGAGCAATCGAGTTCTCCACCTTCCCGACTGACAGCGTGCTGGAGCCCGGCAGCTACATCTATGTGGCAATCGGCGAGAACCAGTGGGACCAGGTGAGCACCGGCGTGGTGGAGCCCGGCGGTGTGCTCAACACGCCGATCGGGCAGGTGCCGAACGGCAGCGGCCTGAAGGCGCTGGTCTACCAGTCCGGCAGCGCGGTGGTGAGCGTGGACAGCGTGACCGTCACCAACGGCACCGCTGCAGCCCTGGAACCCTATGTCGGCCGCCTGTTCGTGCTCGGCACCTCGATCACGCGCAAGCGGGTTTTCCGTGTAACAGAGGTGCAAATGGATGAGGACGGACAGGTTTCGGTGAAAGCCATCGAGCATCCGTGCATTCAGCGGGATGGCCAGACCTTGAGCCTGATCGCATCCTTCGCGGATAGTGGCTTCACTATTCGCTAGCCTGATTTCAGACTGGGCCGCCGTTCATGGGCTTCTACACAGGCCGCACGGGCAAGCTGGAGCTCTCCGGAAAGCCGGTGGCCAAGATCCGGGACTGGTCCCTCGAGACCAGCGTGGAGCTGCTCAGCACCACAGCGATCGACAGCACGGCTGCAACCTTCACGCCTGGCATGAAGTCAGCCAGCGGCAGCGCCACCCTGCTCTACTACCGGCTGGAGCCGTTCGAGTCGTTTGCCTTCACCGAGTTCACCGCACTGCTCAGCAAGATCCAGAAGGTCGGCGCCATCACCGAAAGCGATCGCGTCAGGCTGAAGCTCAAGGTCGGCGCTGATGCAGCCGACGACATCGAGTTCAACGCCTACATCACCTCCGCTCAGGTTGGCGTCAGCACTGGCGAGCTGGTGTCCGTGCCGATCCAGTTCACGGTCGATGGGGACTTCATCGCTGGTGGCGTGATCACGGGTGCCACCTTTGCCGCTGTCGTGCTCCCATGACCTTCTTCCTTGGTACCAAGGGGAACATCCGCCTTCGCCGTGGCAGCTCGCTGCAGATGGGGCAGCTGGTTGACACCATCAGCCCAGACGACGTGAACCTCACGCTGAACCGGCTGGGTTTCGACAGCGCCGGCGCCAATCTCATCACCGGCGATCGGGTGGACATAACCACCGATGACGCTCGCGGGCTTGTGTGCTTTGCCGCCAGCGCTTGGCCAGATGCCGTGCAGCGCCCTGCTATCGCGGCCTACGTCAACGTGAACGCAGCAGGTGGTCTGCGCTTCTTCCGTGGCTTCAGCGATGCGGTCAACAACGTGCGCGCCAATGAGCTCACGCTGGCTGCCTTCGCGGGCGATCCCTTGCCCGTCACCGTTGCGATCAAGGACACGACCTACAACGTGCT